CTCCAAACATGTTCTGGGAAGAGCAAACGTACTAACCAGATGGAAACACGGTCTGACGCCTCTTTCAGGTCGAGGGTTATTAGGCCCCCGTTGAAAGAGTTGTCTCTGGCAAGGACTCGATTAACCTCCTGGCATGTGAAATTCACATAACCAGAAGTTATACTACGAGGCGATTCGATTACTCGAACCAATTCTTGTAGTATTCCCTGTTGAATCCATTGGAGTTCCAATGGCTCCATAGAGATTAATCGGGGTCCCCGTGAGTCCTTGGGCACAAGAACAACTTTAGAAGTTGCCTTGTCGCATGTTTCCATGCGTTCCAATCGCTCCAGTTCGTCGCAGAGATGAGTGTAGTTAAAAAAGAAGTACTCCGGATAGGAGTACACCTCATCTAACTTTGGGTAAAAACGGCTAAATGCCATTTTCTCCCAGGCTTTCTCACCTGTAGCAACAGCTCCAGGTCCGTGCTTTGGACGGATGTCTAAAGGATCGAAATCCTTTAGAAAACGGAAGACGAGGAACCGAGCGTACTCCAAAATACGCTCAATCTTTGGTGCGAAGGGAATCTTATCCTCCGCACTCGGAAGCGAAGAGTCGTTGAAGACGAAGTCTTCTATTACTCTTGCCTCTGCGTCCGCCGAGCAAGCTCCGTCCAGCTTGTAAAACAGATAACAAATCTGTCTTACAGCGCGTACGGCCCCTATCTGACGAGTTTCCTCGTCAGAATCGAGAAGCCATGTAACCATCCCGTCTTCACCGAAAATGAGCTTGAAGAACTCACCCAAGAATCTTGGGTGCGTTCCTTCCGCATTCATCCTAAAAGAATGAATGACGGGGAAGGGCTCATCGCTGGCTAGTGCTTTGTCTAAGCACTTCCCCAGGCAGGGCAAAGTTTTCGTTAGAAAACTAAGCCCCTCGATGTTGACACGTTGCCGAATAGTGACAATGTCACGTTCGACAGAGGAGACTCGTAGGTTACAGGCTAGTGCCGCATCCCGTACGATCCTCGTGAGGACCTCAACATATAGTTGAA